CTGCGAAAGTTCCCGTACCAGCGCTTACCTGATATTTTAATGTAAATGTTGTTGCACCAGGAGTTAGTCCTGTAAGCAAATGCGTACGAGATGCTCCAAGGTCTTCGTTACCTGCTGATGTTTTATTGAGCAGTGCTGTTGTATCAGATGCGGCTATTGTATTCGCACCAGAGGCAACAAACGATGTACGTGAGAACCCACCACCAGTGTTATTAGACTGAGTAGCTCCAATAATAAGCAGTGCCAGACCATTGGTTCCAATTGTCGCCGTCACTGTTGGTCCAACAGTTGCGAGGTCTGTGTATGTACCAGATGTCGTTGTTTGACCAGTGGCTATAGTAGCGCTGAGCGCACCTAGTGAAAGCTTAGATGATGTAATACTAGCGTTAGCGAGGTCTGCTGTGACAATAGTACCATCTACAATCTTAGCGCTTGTGACGACGCTGTCTGCAAGTGCGGCGGTGTTATCAACAGCACCAGCTTTTAGTGTCCCGTCCTGATCGTGAGAGATAAGAATGCCCTCTACTAGCGAGTCAGCCCAGTTAGCAGTAGGCAAACAAACAACAATAGCACCAATAGGATAAATGTCATCTGATCCACCAGTAAGCTGAATCTGTGTGATAGTTGTTCCTGAAACGATACCAGTCCAGTCCGACTGTGAACCAGGGATGATGTTATTGCTTGTGTCTGTATTGTAAAGCTGGAAGTCTACAGGTGTATCAGTAGCCCAACCGTTAAGTGCGGCAACTGTAATTGAAGAAGCAGCCAAGGCTTTTTGGGCTGTTAGCGTCGTAGCTTCTGCTCGTGTGCCGTTGGATGCTTTGTGGAATTTATCTGTAATGAGAACCATGGTTTATCCTTTTATGTCTTAATTATAAATATATAGTGCTGGTTATGCTAACCGTCTGAATCGAGAAGTCCAATTTTGACGTACTCTACAATCACATCAGATAATTGGTAGGCTGTATTAGACTCGACAGAGTCAACTGACCATGTTACCCAGTTCATGTCTTCTTCGATTTCAATAGGGATTTTCTCACGTGAGTTACCGTATGAAATAGGAACTTGCATTGTAGTAGACCACGGCAGAACAGACCATGCCGCTTCGCCCCAACCAACCGCCGTAGATACACTAGAAAATGAATCAGCTCCCACAGTAGCAAGTGAGGAGTCCTCGGTCTTACCAGATACTGCTACATTGATCGTCCCGCGTGGTCTAAGGAATACAAATGTCACACGAGTTACAGTAGCCCATTCTTCACCATCTTCTGAAAACCTAAGTTGACCAGAGGTGATATTAGTAGGGAAAGCTAGCCCATTATCCATGGTTGCTTGTGAGTCTGTAAGTTCGAATATCATGTTATCTTTTAAGACGAGGTGATGAGTACGTCCTGAGTTATCTTCATACAGGCTCATCCAGTCAGCTGAGATGTTAAATGGAAGCATCCAAGCACCGTCTCGGTCAAGGTCTAATACCCAGATCTGGTTGTTATTTGTAGCGCCAACAGGAAGTGCCCAATAGATACGACCATCATACGCAAGACCTACGCAGTTATCCATTGCGAGGATGTTTAGGTTTACGACGTCGGGCTGAATAGTCTCTGAAACAGTATTTGTAGAAAGAATATTTTGTAGTTGTGGACGAGTTCCTGTAGTCTTAAATCCACCGCGTGATGGATACCATAGGGAGTCACGGTAAGAAACCACTCCGTCGGGTGAATCTGTACCGTCTTGTCCGTTGTCTTCTTTCACGTCGAAGTAAGGGATAATCTCGTCACCTACCGTTACTGTTGCGGGAGTCATAGTGTAGCGTTTACCGTTACCGTTTGTACCTTTACAGATAACCATAGGAGTAGATTGTCCTTGACCTGTGCGGAAGGACTTCACGACTACAGGGAATTCTTTTGTTCCTTTTCCAATTTCAACCCAACCACCGCCACCATAAGGCGAGAAGTCCAATGCTGATGTTCCTGTACCGCCATATCGGACATATCGAGGATTATCAGCATCTCCTGTGAGAAATACTTGAGCACCCTGACTAGCAGTAATAACTGTAGCTCTTGTAACTTTTGGACCTTCTGTTGTATCAGCGATTGGGGCTGTACGTGTAATGTCTTTAGAGGCTGTACCGTCATCTTTATAGGTAAGTCCTGTAATAGCCGAGGCGATAAGGAATTGCGCATCGGCAGTCTCACCCATGTATAAGTTGTAACTCTGTGCTCCAGCAACAGCAGACCAAGTAATGGTTAGGAAGTTTGTTGTAGAATCCCAAGCACCACGTACTAAGGATACTTGTTGAGAATCAGTTGGGGCAGCTGCAGTTTCTCCCACGGTTGAGTTTGCTGTGATCGTGTAGTAGTAAGTGTAAGTAGTACCAGAAAGACCTGTAGGAGTGATTACAGGCGCTGTAGGAGTTGTTAAAGCGACAAACGGTATAACGGTCTGCGTTGGGATATTAAAGTAACTGAGAGAGTCCACACCGTTCATAACGAGAACCTTATCGTCTATTTGAACGAAATGACCAGATGCTGTGTTGTCATATGTTTTACCGTCGACAACAATCCATGCGCCACCATCTTTAGCAATTGTAACCTTAGTAACACCTGCTATATTTTGCAAAGTAATAAGCCACTTGTCTAGAGTGACTGAGTTAAGAAATTCCCCTACTTCTCCAAGAATTGTACCGAGTGGAGCTTGTCCATATGGAACTAGTGAAGGTCGAGGTCCAATTGTACCGTCTTGGTATACAAGAACGTTTGTAGCGCCAACAAGTCCTTTTTGAGGTGTACGACCTACATCTAAGGTAGAATTGTAGCCTTCAATCCAAGAACGAATTGACAATCGTTCAATCTTGGGAGGGCGAATTTGCTGAGGTACAAACGACACTATTCATCTCCCAATGGTTGACCGTAAGTATTAGAATACCCAAACGTGCTGTAATTAGACGACCAACTCTCTCCTACTACAGATGGTGACATTGGAATCTGGTCGATCTGTGCATCGTTCGCTTGTTTCATTTTGATCATGATATTATTTGCTTTTTGGATCAAAGCTGGGTACTGTGAAAGCTTTGTGACAGTGTTACGTACTTGTTCAGCAGCTGCCGCGTATACTAACCAGTTAGGGTCATCAACAAGAATCTCATCTGTTGGTTGTGTGAGTTCATCTAGTTTCATAATGACAGGTACGATTACTTCGCCACCGTATTGGTTATCACCTACTACGAAGGTTCGTGCAAATACAAGCTCATCGCCAATAACCGCACAAGTATTATCGTAACGGTATCGTCTAAATTCTTCAGGTGTGACAAGTGACCAATAGCTTACGTTTCCGTTAGTTCCAGTGATCGTGATATAGTCACCTTCTCGTTTAGAGAATTCATAAATATCATCATCCATCGAAACACGATCAGAGGTAATCGTACCAAGGGATAGACGTTCGTATCTACTATTCCATTGAATATCTGGTTCAGAAAGCCAATCATCTTGTAGGATATTAGCTAGTGCTAGGAATTTAATATACCTAGGTGAAGTGACAGCTAGGGGTGTTGTTTTGCCGTTTGATGTGAGATAGGTTTTTTGTACAAATTGCTGAACGTTCATGAGTGTTATTTTCCTGTCTTAATTATAGAGTTGTGCATATGGTTAAGCTATGCTCTTAGCTTTAATACCTGAACCTGCTGATGAAAGAAGCTTACGAATAGCAGCTGTAGACTGAGTACGCTTAAACCCACCAGACTTAGGGGCTTTGAAACCAATCTTTCGTGTGCCACTTGATTTCTTGGTTGTCTTCTTTGTACTCGTTGTTTTAGCTGTATCTGTTTTCTTTTTAGTTGGTGAGGTTGAGGCTACGTTGTCAGAAGGAATCCATAAGGTAGGGTCAATAGTTCCACCTGCGTATTTTTCTTGACGTTTCGTATAAGTTACTTTGTTCGCTAGGTCAGTGTTCTGTAGCTTCTCCAGGTATTGTTTCTTAGCAATCGCACTAATATCAGTCTGAGCATTTGCAAGTGTTTCTTTCTTTTCTTCATCAGAAAGTGCCTTGTACTCTTCAGAGTTGATAATATTCTTCCATATAAGCTGAGTCTCTTGACCGATTGCGTCGTTATACTCTTTTTGTTGGTCAGGAGTCAGGTCTACGGTCTGTCCACCAGCTTTAATAGTCTTGTCAGTAAGAGGGTAAATGAATTGATCCGCGTCTTTTAATCGCTTCAATTCATCAGTAAGGTTGTTCTCTATAGCATTAGACGGTCGTAGAGGGTCTACAAGGCGACCAATAGGCGAATCGTTGGCTTGTTTCAACTCATTACCGAAAGCGTCTGATTTCGCATTGAGAGTCGTTCTAGCACCAGGTATACGGCTAAGGATGGCTTCACCTGGGTTGTTTGCTTGACGTTGCGTTTCATCTGTTGCGTTCCCAATGTCATTGAATAGTGTAGGGACAACTGAACCAGCTTGTGATTTAACAAAGTTTGCTGCGTATCGTTGTGGGTCTTGAATAGCGTCTAGTGCACCTGAGATACCAGAAAGGAATGACTGCTCCAGTGTTCCTGTTGCGAGTTGTGTAGCCCCTGCTACTGTTGAATCAAATCCATTTGCTCCTTCTTTGGCTGCGTCAGTAATTGCTTTACCAACATTAAATAATGCTCCAACAGGACCTGCATAGTTGAGTGAATAGTATTTATCTCCAACTCGGATTGCATTAGGAATAATACCCTCTGCTTTCCAGCGAGCCGCTTCTTTTGGATCATTAGGATAATTACCAGTAAGTAAATCATTATTAGCAAGTACAGCACCTAAGTAGATAATCCCTGTTCCTGTACCAGCCTCTGAGATAGCCTGTACTAGTTTTGCCTGGTTAAGTTGCTTCTTACCTGCTTGTAGGGCTACCTCTTTAACTGCTCCAATAGGCGTAAAGTCAATAACACGAGACAAGAATGCTGAGGGTACCTTAGTAAACGGTGCAAGTATACCGAGAGTTAATTTAGCACTACCTCTAACAATAGGGTTTTCAAGTCGTTCAATAGACTGACGGACACCATTAACACCATTAGAGAGTAACGTATCATTGGCAAGAACAGATTGGTTTGCTACCTCTGTAGCATATTGTGTCGCTTCGTCAGTTGGATTCTTGAGTCCGTTCTCTACATAGTCATCAAACGCTTTGCCTTTAAGCTTAAGGTTCTTGGCTTCAACAATCGTAGCTTCAGCGATGGAGTTTTTAAACTGTGAGTAGTAGAACGGTCGGTCGGCTGCACCCATGACACGGAATACACCGTTCACATAGGTTTTAAGGCCTTTATTTTTAAAGTTAATCTCACGATCAATATACTTCCCATCAGCTGTAAAGGCACGTTCATCTACACCAGTACGTAGGTACTTAGCTGCTTTAGATAGTCCTTGTGCGGTACCTTCCCAGTTTCCACGATTAGTTAGAACTGCACTACGCTTCTTGGTAAAGAGCGATGCAACCATGTCAGCCGCTACAGCACCAGGGCGAGATACTTCACGTAGTCCTCGGAACAAGGCATTTGATAGTGCACCACCTGTAGTAGTACGAATACCTGTAAGTAGTCCAGCTTTCCATGTTCCAACAATTTTATCTACTAACTCGGTAGGGATAAGATTATTCACTTCACGCTGTACTTCGGCAATGATTTGGCTTTTAGCTTCGTCCTTCTGAACCTTAGATAGATCTGGAGTAGAGTCTACCTCATCAATACGACTTGCTAATCCTTGTATCTTTTGGCGCTGTTCAGGACTTAATTTAACATCTGCTTGCTTGAGTTGGCGTTGTGCATCAAACAATAACCCTTGCGCTGTACGGCGATTAATGAGTTTGGCTGCTTGTACGGTTTGACCAGCTTTAGTAAGTGAGCTAGAGAGTTTGTCATAGATTTCAGTTGCCAGCCGCAAACTAGCCTCGTCCCCACGTAGGTCTAATGCTGTAGCTGTAGCGAGTCCATCCGCAATATCCTTTGAACTTGCAGTGGGGGAGTCTAAGCGAGACAGAACATCGGTAGAAGCTTCGTCAATACCCTTGTCTTTTAGATAGACGATAGAGTCCTCAAGTGAACCTTGGTTAGTTACTGGGTCATATTCAGGTGCAGATTCACGTACTCTTTGCGCGAGGTCATCAGAAAGATTGCCACTATTTGGTGCTGTTTGAGATGCAAACTTAGTCTGACGGGTAGGTGCAGGTATTGCTTGAACCTGCGGGATAATTTCAGTTTCATCTACACGAGGTGTAATAGGGAATTCTGGTTCATTACCTGGTAGTTTGATATAGCCACCTTCACGTTCTGCGCGACTTGGCATATCGAAGTTTCTTAAATCAGGATTTAAGATACGTTTTTCGTTAAAATCATAGTTTTGTATTGATGTCCATTTACCGTCAGGTGTTTTAATCTCAATGTCTTGCGCCCCAATAGGGCTGTTCGATATGTAGTCCTGGTCCTTCCCACGACCAACCCTTGCATTATCAGCAATTGTTGTTGGAGTCTTTTTGACCCTTAATAGATAGCTTCCTGCCATTCCTTTTCGATCAGCAAAACTTTGGGCTGTGTCTTCTGATTTACTTAGGAAAATACGGGCTGCATCGCTATTTGGATCTACTTTCCCAAGATTGGCTTTACCACCCATTAAACCTTCTTGTTGAATGCGTCGTGCTGCACCTTCTGATGTTCCATGATACAGAACGTCTGGTTTATTAAAGTTTGGTAAACCTAAATACCCACCTTGCCCAATCTCGCGTTCAACACTCTTTTGTGTATTGAGACGCTCAACTCGGTTCATAGCCATTGCTTTTGAAACCTCGCGCCTTGCGACAGGATCGGGTGTATTATCGAACTGTTGCGCTAGTTGTGAGTACTGATCATCGAAACCTGTCACGCGAGGGTCTTTAGAAGCGATGACGGAAGGTCGCGCTTCATTTACTGTATTAACTACGGCTTTCGGTGTCTTACTTGCTCCACGAACAATAGCACCCGTGAGAGGTGCTGCAATATCTAATGCTCCAGCTGTTAAGCCTGAAAGTGCTGCGCCCTTAGCACCAGCGGCTAATGATTCACCTAAATCACCTGTTTGTCCAAATGTTTGTAGTCCAGCCTGTGAACCACCAGTAGCTCCGAATAATCCAGCATCTGCGACACCGCGTTTAAGTATTTCTTTAACAGGTGCACCCTTAGCTAGGTTAAGCGGATTGGCAAACATAGTAACACCGTTGGCTACTTCTAACCCTTTGCCTAGTACAGCAGCAACGTCTTGTGCGTTGCCTCGTCCTGTCGCGATTCTTGTTGCATTTTCATCTACATCGGATGTGCCGACAATCGCCTTACCTTCAATATCTTTACCAGTCTGCAGTAGCTTACGCAGGCTATCTGTATTAGCAAGTTGCTGAGTTGACTGTTTGATCTTCTGTTCTTTATTAGCGAAGGGATTTGTTGATGCACCTAGATTACCTAATAAACCACCTCCTTGAAGAGCTACATCTGCTATCGCTCCGCCTGTTTGCTGGAATCCAGCACCTAATGTCTTACCTAAATCTCCTAAGTTCTTACCAAGCCTTGAGAAGGTGTCATCTCGTATAATCTTTTGTGAAGTCTTATCGCCAGCAATTGCTAGCTCTTTACGAAGGTTAGATCCATTTGCACCTGTGGCTTGGGTATACTGTTCAATGGTAATTTTCTTACCGTTATCATCAAAGAAGTCAAACCCCTTATCGGAACGTTGAACTTTTTTAGCCACTATGGATTACTCCTACCGTCGTCTTAGTAAATCTTGTAGTGCTGGAACATACGGTCCCTCACCTGGACTATACGGTGTTGCACCGCTTCGGACACTAAGCCTAGGATCTGTTGCGCCCATAATTGGGCTGCGGAATCCTCTTTGGGGTTGAACTACAGAATATGCCTGCGGGACAATTCCTCGGTTATCATCTGGTTCGTAACCAAATTGCGCTGGTTCCATACCTGATACTGCTTGACGTTGTGGTATTGGTATACCTAATTCACCAATATTATAAGTTGTTCCACCTCTTAGGATTGATTCTGTCGGATTAAAATTTCCTTTTATAGCTTGCCTTGGGTTTGTGCTCCGTGTTGGTTCTCTATTCTGATCTATACCAAGTAATTTACGTAGGTTTGCGAGAATATCCATTAGAATAGGTTCCTTTTCTTTCGATCTTCTAGGTTAAGTAAGTTTGCGTATTGTCCAGCTTGCGCTTGTGCTGGGTTTTGTCCTTGTCCAACTGCAATACCGCTTGTATTGTAAGCATCGAGAGTAGGCGCGGTGAAGTTTACATTACGGGCTGCAATTGATGGGTTTGCACCAAGTTGGTCAATCTGTGAAAGAAGTGAGCTGACACGGTCGTTATATGGCGTAAGTGCGCCACGAGCTTGTGCATAGTTTTGACCTTGAGCTTGCGCACGTTGGAGGGCGATACCAGAGAGGCTTTCATTAAGCTGTGCTTCTGTATTAAGAAGACCAGAATTGAGTGTATTTTCTTGCATTGTTCGTTGACGGGTGAGATCTTCTTGTGCTGAACCAAAGGCTTTCTTTCGGTCATCATCGGCAATATCAATGTTCTGTAGGTTACGACCGAATGTAGTTTGAATTGCACCCTGTTGTTGATTACCTTGACGAGCTACAGCAAGAGGAGCAGCGAATTGTGCTGCACTAGATGAGTTACCAAGTAGACGGCGAAGTCCCTGTGCTTGACGACCAACTGTTTGGTCTACGTTTGCACGAGCAGTTACATTGTCGTCAATAGTACGTTGTCGTGTAAGCCCTGCATCTCGTTCAGCTTGAGCGTTATTACCTAAGAGGGTGTCATATGCGCTTTGGTAAGCACCTTGAATGTTGCCTAGACCAATACCGCGTTGTGCGTTAAGACGAGCAATAGCTTGGCGAGCTTGTGCTTCTTGGTCATTGTAGTATTGGATCGCCGCCTGATCGTAAGTAGGAGTGCCTGTTAAACGGTCTACTGTGTTACGTTCTAGATTATTTGGATCATTAACCTGTCCAGTGTTACCGAAGAGACTAATCCCAGATATTCCCAGACTATTACCACTATTCTGAGCGTTATTAGCACGAGCGTTATTGACTGACTGTACGCCCTTGCTTGAACTTGAGTTTAGAAGCCCATTAACTGTTGGTGCGATACGCCCTGTGTTTACTGATGTTCCACCGTTCGCACCTTCTGAATATCCAAACTCAGGTAAGTTAAGTGCTGTTCCTACGTTGTCTAGTACGTCTCCCCAAAATGGCATGATATATAAATTCCTTGTAATAAAATAAGTTGTATTTTATCGTCCAGGTAATCCTTAGAGCGACCACTCATTAGATATAGTCTCGATATATAAAGTATATCTCTGTAAAGTTGGTTATACTAATTGATCGTTGGTGGTATTATTTCAAGTGGTCTTTCAATCTGAAACGCTCGTTCAGCTTTTTCAACGTGAACTGTGACGGTCTTAGGCGAAAGGAGAGCGTAGAGTATTAAACCAGTCACTATAACTTGTATAGTAACAAATATGATTAAGAACTTCTTGTTGACGATAAACTCCTTGTCAGTTGCCATTAAATTGATATTCCCCAGAATCCCGCTTTAACGGTTACTCCGTTAGGGATTGCCGTATTAGTGGTTGAACCGAGAACGTTAATCGTGGTCAGGATTGTAATACCCGTGAAAGTCTGTTTAGCGAATGACTGCGATATTGACTTCAGGTCTCCTGCAACAGTTACGGAACCAGGAAGGTATATACCAGTGGAGTCACGATAGTTTGGCTGGAATGAATCACCAGATATGTAAGAACATAAAGCTGTACCTGTAGATAAATGGTCAGAGGTTGCATAAAATGTAGCACTCCCTCCTGATGTAGTGACCGAGTCGGTGAATACGATTATATCTCCCGTAAGAGGCGTACCATTTTTAAATGTTCCATTCTCACAGTACCTAGTTATTGGCTTTGCATTTATAAGCGAGAGAAGTGCTTGATCACCTCTGTATACTTGGCTCTCAGATGCTACTTTAGTTGGATCATCGACCATAGGCATAACATTTGTAATCATGTCCCATGTTACTGCGTTGCTCGGTGTATTAGATGGTGTAATTTCTGGCATTATACTTTTACCTCCGTAATTCTAATAAATGAATTTAGTATCCCACCCAAAGTGTTCGTGCCAGATCTACCGTTGAAGGTTGTAGTCCCCGCAATTGCACCTCCACCTCTTATTCTGAATGTTGTTGTTGAAGTTGTTCCCGCTGCCATTTCATACGCAAAAGGAATTGTAACTATTTCGTTTGTACTCATATCCTGAATTGATCCTGCAATAGCATTCGTACCTGAGTCTTGAAATAAAGCAACTACAAGGTCATTTGCCGCAGTAGACGACAGTGTGATCTTGCCTTCAATAAATAGTCTATTAGTAGTTGCTTTTGGAGTTATACTAAGGTTAATAAACTCTTTACCTTCCGTACTTTGAGGGATCGTACCGTCTGCGGGTATCAGGGTCGTCGTGCTATCTACGGTAGTTGATGCTAGGTAGACAGCTTGAACAACAAAACCTGCCGCAACCTTGTCTTGTGTTACCTTTGAAGGACCAATAACTGGCAATGCTGCAGTACCTGCGAGGTCACCCGCAAGCTGTACCTTTCCCTTAGCAATTGTAGTGGCGTCTGGTGTGTTTCCTGATATAGATACCATGTTATTCTCCTAAACTAATGTTTCTGTTACACGCATTGTTCCTGTTGCCGTATTCCATATTGCAACCAGTGGTCCCGCATATTCGCTACCAATAACTGTAGCTTGGTTGCCCGCAGCAAGTAAAAATGTGTATGAAGTGGTAGACGCAGTACCGCCATAGCTTACATAGCAATCAGATGTGGAATCATTTGATAATATTGCACTTTTACGCGCAGAGTTAGCAGCAAGTACAGTTGTTGATGTGATTGCTGCCGTGACATTTGTTTTGTTTGCACTGTTAGCTGGTGCTTCACGAGTCAATACTACACCTGTAGGATCGACTGCAATTCCTGAGTAATCACCATTTCCAGATGTTAGGGTGGTCGATGCATTATCATTACGAATAGCAAGTATCTGTATACCAGTATCACCAGAAGCATGTACTGCATCCTCTGCTTTACCAAGTGAGGTAGCGGCTACTCCTGGAACGAGTGAGGTGATCGTGGTCGATCCTACTGTGGCTGTGACTGAACCAGAGACGGCTTGTGTTGCGACAGGTAGTGCAATGAACTGAGTTGACGGGTGGATAACAATTGCACCTGAACCTGATGTAAAGGCGGTAGAACGAACACGGAATTGCGATTGTCCAAGAAGTGGGCTTACTGTCCACACTACTGTAGTGTTTGAGGGAATGACACCAGTCACACCTGCGGTCGTCAGTGCATTGGTAGATTGATTGATACCTTGCACAGGGAAGAAGGTTGTACCGTCTGCTGCTGCTTCAAAGATCATGTTAATACCAGCGTGTGTACCTGAGATCTGAACAGTTGCTGATCCTATCCCTGTTAAGTCTGTCGCTGTGATGCTTGTTGACGAAGTAGTGATATTACCTGTTGTATTAGCTTGGGGTGCAGCGTTGATAACTGGAACAACATCTGTACCGTTAATAGTTTGTTTAACAATTTGATCGTACGCCATCTAGAAGACCCTCCAGTTAGCAGTATCGCTATAGAATTTACGTGATGAATTAGGACTGATTAACATAGATAGATTTCCGTTTATAGTTTGTGATGAGGTCGTATTTACAGTTATATTTGTTGCACCAGAGTTTGTCACCTCGTAGGCATTTGTGTTACCTATGGCAGTCGGAAGGGTAAGAGTTGCTCCAGCGCTTACGATATATACGTAATCCACCAAAGACGTAGAACCAGCATTGGTATTAGTTGAAATGCTAGATATAGATCGTGTGATTCCAGCTGAACCACCACCACCCGCGTAGTTAGGAATATTTAGTGTTGTGCCTATTAAGGTAGATGCACCTGATGTCCCTACTGTCGTCAGTGTAATTGGAGCTTGGTAATCAGTTCCTGCAGTAGCGACGGAAAGTGCACCTGTACCACCTGACGTCTTTATTAATCCATTAGAGGTGAGGTTAGATAACGTGCTAATGTTCTGGCTTGTGTTCACCGTAATGGTATTTGTAGATCGGGTAAGACCTGTCGAGAATGTAAGTGCAGATTCTTTACCCGCAAGATCAGATACTAGATTCGTAACTTGCGACTCTGCAATCTGAATAGCAACTGATGAAGCTGCAGTTGTAAGCCCTTTGGCGTTTACCGTTTGAACACCAACACTTGAGGCTGATCCAAATGTACCTACATTAGAGTTGACTGTTGCGAGTACTGTCGCGTTGGTGTTATTTGCTGACCCGTTGAAACTTGAACCTGCTGAAGTAACATCGCCTGTAAGTGTTCCAATAGTACGAGCCGTTTGTAAGACCGTAGCAGAACCCGCATTCCCTGTTACTGTTGTTTGGTCGCCTGTGTTCGTCCCCGTGGTATTAGTAAGCTTAGTACGTTCAGCTGTTGTAAGGAATAGGTTTGTAGATCCTTGTGTAATAGCATCTGATGTATCAACAGACTTATTGAAATAAGGTGATAAGTTTTGATCTCCAGTATTTGTTCCAGATAGGTTTGTTCCTGTAACTGCTCCACTTGATATGACAGACGTTGGAGTAATAGCCCCTAGACCTATTGTAAGGCTTCCTGACGTTGTTATCGGTCCTCCACTGACACTTACGCCGTTCGCTCCTGTAGCGTTGACAGAAGACACTGTACCCGTGCCAGAAACTGTGCCCCAGGCTGTATCGTAATCACCATCTGAGTTCTTTTTTAGATATTGACCCGTTGTGCCACCAACTGGGATTCCAATACCCATAGGACCTGCTGGACCAACTGCATCAACGTCCACGTTAATAATAACGTCAGGCGCTAGTGTAATAGGTACAGATATAGGAGCAGCCAACTGAATGTCTACGTTTAGAGCTTCGTCTATGTTTACGTCAACGTCAATCGGCTGCATTATATATCCTTGGTCACATCTTGTGTAAATTCAATGTCTTGTCGTTTTGTACTTGAAACTAATCCACCAGGTGATACCGCTTGAATGTCATACACATACTGTCCAGGGGTAACACGTGTATCTGTGTTGCTAAGAGCAACAGTGGCGACATTAGCAAGGATTGTTACACCGTTAGACGTATCTTTTGCAATTACTGCATCAGTGTCGTTGTTTGGAGTTAGTCCATTAATATCTTTTACAGTGAAGAAAATATCATACCCTGTAATGTCCATAGGGAAAGTAACAATAAGACTTCGATCGTCTCCGCAAATAAGTGCATTCTTTTTTGTGAGCTTAACAGCCATTATATCTCCTTAATATTTGGAGGAGAGACCCCACTCTCTCCGTTTGAACTAGGCTACGCGTGCCCAAGTTCCAATTACCTCTGCGGTAATGTAACCTGTAGCACCAGTTGTTCCGTTACCCACTAGGGTAATTTCGTCACCAGTTTTACTTGTAGCTTTTGTGTTTACTGCACCTTTGTTGACCGCAGCAGTGAAACCGTTTCCAGTTACGCCATCCGCAGCCTGTGGAGCGACTGTAAAGCCAACCTTACCGTCATATGAGCCACCGTTACGAATCGTAAAGGTAAGTCCATCTGCAGTAGCAGGAAGGGTTACAGTAACACCATCAACAGTCACGTTTTGTACGATACCACTATCAGCAGCTGTAAGCGTTTTGTTCGCTGTAACAGTCGCGTTTGAGCGGTCGTAGTGTCCTTGAATTGTATTAGCCATTATATGTTTCCTTATTTCTTATTTTGTTCTGGGAGCTTTTCTGCCTTTTCAGCAGCTTCTTCAGCTTGCTTTTCAGGTCCAGTTAAAGCTTCGCGAGCTTCTTTTTTAGCATCAGTTGCTTTTGAGTGGTATTCTTCCGCTTCCGCGTCAGTAGCCAATCGCCAGCCTAGGTGGATGAAAGCATCAGCTTGCGCTGGATCTACAGCTTCTAAGAATTTCTTCTCCCCCACTTTGTTGTTCTGTGCGTCCGTTGCTTCAAAAATGTAGACACCGTTCTTGCTAACGTCTCCAGTGAGTCCGTTCTTTTCGATTGGGTCGATTCCTTTAGAAATAGCCATGTGTAATTCTCCTTCTATTTATTAAACTAGGCAGCCATAACAGCGTAGATAGCCTTACCACGGTTGGTAGGGATAAATGCGTCGTAGTATCGGCGTCCTTCTACAACCCAACCATCAATACCTTGAACTTCGTTCAATGTACGGATCATGTCGAATTTAGTAGGTGCTACAAGTACGTCATCAGCAGTAAACAAGAAGTTTGTGTTTGCTGGGAGGTAGCTTGCTGGAACAATGTGAATCTTAATTCCATCGACAATTTTAACGTCACCACTCTTTACATCCTTGTAAGCTTCGTCAGATGCAACCTTGAATTCAGGGTCACGTCGTAGAAGGTTATAGTTTGTGCGAGTCATGAAGACGTGGATGTTCTCGTTTTCGATCAATGCGTTAGTAAAGTAAACGTTAGCAGCAAGGTATGTCTGGTAAGCGTTTGCGTTAGTAACAACAGTAACCTGTGATTGTGAGTTTGCTACAGCGTAAGCTTGTAGTGTTGCAAGACGGTACTTGTCAGTTGTAGGGATAGCGACTTCACGAACTTGTCGCTTCACGCTTTCACCAACTTCTGTAACCATCATGCTGTCAGCCCAGTTACCACGGTCAATTGAGTATGTCCAAGCTTTATCTTGTGAAAGGGTGAAGGTTTGTGTACCTGTACCAAGTTCTACAAGTTGTCCGAATCGGTTTGAACCACCGCGGACGTAGTCAGTTTCTGCTACAACACTTACGTTGTAAATTGTTACAGACTGGCGACCATTAAAGTCAAGGCGAATACCTTTGTTAATGATGTCGTTAGTCTTTGCTTTCACGAAGTATCGTTCGTCGAGAACCTTCAGTGAAGCACTAGCGAAATTTTGTGCCATTATTTATTCTTTCTTATTGTTAATCGTCTAGACCTTTAAGCAAAATGTCCATGATTGGATCGGATGTTGCTTTTTGAGTTGTAGAAGTACCAGTTGTGTCAGTAGCGGCTAGTTGCTTTTCAGCAGCTCGTTTTCCACTAATCTGACCTCTTTGTGCTCCACGCTCATGAATCTTGGACAGTGTTTCGTAAAATTTGTACGGCAATACGTTAGCATTTACGATCTGACCTGTCTTTGGGTCTGTCTGAATACCTGAAACTTCCATGTATTGCTCACTAGCCATCTTTGCGAAATCTGCGTCATAATCCTTACTCTCTGGGTTAAATACTGGGAAATCGTAAAGGACTTGCATAGACTCCATATTGAGGTCGTTCGTAAGTTCCACAACGTGCTGGTTGTACTTATCAATGGTTTGCTCTTGGCGCATTGCCTCAAGCTTTGCATCGGTTTCGTCTAACCCTTGTTCTTGTAGTTCGGCTACGGTTGCTGGTTTGTAGTTTTGGGCGGTTAATTGCTCCACTTGCCTCTGCAGCTCACGTTTCTCGCTTACAAGAGTCCGTATGCGGTTCTCTGCTTTGTTCTTTGCCTTTGGCTTATCTTCGTCTGTTTCCTCTGTTGTTTCTTCCTCAGACTCTTCAGTGTCCCCACTATCTTCAGTTGATTCAGCTTCCGTTTCTTTAGTTTCAGCCTGTTCAGATTCTTTGGTTTCTGTAGTTGACGATTCTACTGGTGCAGTTTTCTGCTCTGCGGTGTCCTCACCTTCATTGTCGAAACTTAGGGTGATTTCTTCATTAGCGTCTGTAGTGTTAGGATTTTCGTCCATAACGTGCCTCCTTTATTGTTTAACGTTCGTAGCGTGAACGAGACGAGAGTTGGATAGGCTCTATGCCAGCGTCGAGTGGGGTCGACACCAGCATACAAACTACCCTACTTACCCTTGAAGGTATCATCCAGGTTTTTAAGTTTGTCCAATTCTGTCTGTAGTAATGCTCGGTACTTATCGTTTCCGTACATAATTACCTTTACTTGAAACTCAGGGGTTGAAGCTGTAATACCCTGGGCTGACATTGAATCACTGTTCTTAATCTCTTCTTCGAGGTGTTTGATTAGATCCTCAACAACTGGGTAAGACTTTTCAAACTTAGATTGTTCTTCGCGTTCTTCAGCATCCTGCTCTTTAGGGATTGAGTTAAAGTCATCAAATGCCTGTCCATCGTTTGGGTATGATTCGTCCATTATGCAATCTCCTCTTCTGTCCTATCTGCTTGTCCAATAATCTCCACCACTTCTTCAATCGGCACATCCTCGCGAAGCATGACAATTGCCTGGGCGATTATTTCATTATCGAAGCCACGCTCTTGTAGTCCCTCGATAAGTTGGATCTCCTCTTCGTCAAGACCAACAAAGTCTTGCTCATCAATCACACCATCAGCGAGTGGCTCTTCTAAAGGAACTTCTTGTACCATCTCTTCTTGTGGGATCATAGCTTCTATAGGCTGTTCTAAAGCCATCTGTGGCTCTTGCATCATCTCAGGTGGTAGTTGTTCCATTGGTGGCAGAACTTCGCCTTCTGGGATCATCTCTGGGTTCGTCGGTGGTTGTACTGCCAGTTGTTGTGCCTGTAGTGCTTGAGCTTGCTTAGATTCTTCTTGGTCTATAGCAAACTGTTCAGCGTCAATTGAAAGTTTCTCTTGATCTTCAACGCCTGTGAGTGAAGTGTATTGGTTCCATAGCTCAATAGCTTTTTCTGGGTATTGTTGGAGGATTCCTTGTAATAGTGGTGATCCTTCAATCCTTTGGAAGAACTGGTCAAGTGCTTCGAGTTGAGCCTGGGTTGAAGCCTTATCACTGGTACTTGCATCTACTTCAAACTTCAAAGACTCTGTGAAATCGTCCCAGTTAATAACATACACATCATTCTCATCTACTGCAGTAGGGTCAAGTTCACGCACCTTGCGGGCTGTGTCTTTATTTAGCTGAATCTCTTCCATACCGTGCTTGTTTGCAAATGTAAGGTTAAGAGCAGACTCGAATACATCTGAGATCCAGCGTTCGTATTGTTTACGCATGTAGTTGTCTGAGATACCAAGTTTCAACTGTTGGGCTTGTACACCAGCACTCGTCTTACTGAATCCAGGGTTGCCCACCTCAGCAGATACAGAGGTATCACCGTTGTTGTTCATAGCGATGATCTGTGACTTAAAGAGTCCATAGTCATTGGTGAAGTTATTGAGTGCAGTTGTGTCTAGATTTGCTGTCTCGATCTGGTTGGCTGGGTTGTTACCAAGATCCCATATAGCGTTAGGCTGTAGCTTTAGTTGAGACTTATTGAAGTCACCACGTTTGATAAGTGGAGGAGCAAGGTTAAGAGCACGTGAGTACTGATAGCTTTGAAGCATTGAGTCGATAACGTTCTGTGTACCACCAGATAATTCAACAACACCACGACCGAGTGGGTTCTCGAAGTCGATATTCGCGTAGAGGACTTGAATAGGCATAACACCACGAGGGTCTTTGTTCTTCATGGTGCGGACAAATGCTTCTGGTCCTGGAGCAAACGAGATAAACGCAGCACCTACACCGTTTTGGAAGCCGTGGATTATTTCAATACCTTCAGCACGTGTATTACGTTCTTTCTCACCAGCAGATTTAGCGCTATCTTCTTTTTCGCTGACCCAGTCTTTAAGACGTTTAAGTTCTGCAAGATCCCATTCGCCATCGTACTTCTCGCCATTCTCTTTAGCAGAGGCTTTAAGCTTTGTTTCCTTCTTGATAATAGCGTCAATGTCAGACTCTTGATACCATGCACGAACAAAGGTATATGCACAGTCATAGAACGTTAGTTTACCCTTTTCAAGGAAGATGTCTTTAATGTAAATAAGACGGAAGTCACCGCCAAAGTAATCGTTGTTCTGACCGAAGAAGGTCATTGAATAGACTGAACCAAATGTAAGTGATTTACCTACAGCACCCCAAGACTTCTGTAGTACGTCAGCCTGTGAGTTAGCATGTGGGATGATCTGGTCAGTAAGAATGAAGTTAGCAACAATGCTTTGAACATCCGACTTTGTAGTCGTTACTTTACCTGATGGAACCTGTTGAATGATGCGCTTCGGGAACTCCTGGATAATAGCTGCGAGTGTACCGTCTGTGTTCTTCGGATAAGCTTTGTTGATACCTGGGTGAGGTCGGTTACGGGCAATGCGTTCGTATTCAGCAAGAGGGTCGTGAAGAGGACCCATGTAGGTTTTACTGTCGTTCCATTTAGCTTGAAAGTTCTCTTTATTTAAATAAGATTGAGCCACGAGTTATTCCTGTTAGGGACCGTGGAACGTACACTAGTCTTGATGTATAAAGTATAGTATCTGGTATTTAGTTATACAAACTATTCATAACCATCATTCTCATACGTCTGCTTGATTCGTAGAGCATCTGTTGATGATTTGTATTCTGAGCTGAATGAATCGGGAAGCATAATGAAATGCGGCTGACCTTTAACTGGTGTAGCGTATAGTAGCTTGAACTTCTCTACTTGTTTCTTGTGCTCTCGCTTGAACCATTCCTTCGTGTATTGAGGTACTGCGTCTGTATCATCACTTCTTAATGCATAGTCCTCTAGGAATACACGCTTAGCTTCTAATGCTTCAGGCATGGTATCAAATAGTCCTAGCTTATAGGTCACACGGTTTCTATGTATACGGACACGATACTTTCCCACTGCGACCCAAAAGTCTATGCCTCGTGTGTCCATTAGATGTTATCACCTAGGTATTTAATTGGGTCTTCTGCTATTACCATTTGTTGGAGGTGATAAACAAACGCGGGTTTTGATACGGGAGACGGATAATATTCTGTGATATGTTTTTCACCCCATAATGCTTTTGCAAATTCGTGGTTATAGATAAGTTCATAAGGGCGATTGTCTGCATCCCAGTCAATGTCTTTCCATGCCCAGCTGTTATCAATAGCCTTCTGTATGGCTTTTTCAAGTATTTCCTTGTCGCTCATGCTCTCCACTCCTTCTCTAAAAACCTATTACCTTTGTCTGAATACACCCGTTTAATGAGGATGTGTTTACTGTCTTTATGTTCACGTAGGAACTGTAGTATCTGGCTTAACTCGTTAGCATCATCTGTTACAGGGTCTTTTGTCATCGTAAAGGTGTGGGACAGTACTTCCTTGCCGTTCTCGTACTTACGTTTGGTGTTTTCTTCTCCGAATTGGATCATGTTTGTCTCCTTAATAAATTAAGCTATCTATTGTGCCGCTAGTCATGCCATCGTCTTCATCTTCACGTGGTCGTAGACTCTCCATTGCATACCGCTCAGCATCTCCCGCATGGTTAAAGATGTCCTCTGGTGTGTTGAGTATCTTACCGTCACGGTCTGTCTTCCACATATAGTTGCGGTACTCTTTGATTGCATTAGTGGATCGCTTAGTTATGCTGATCTGCTGGTCTTGTATGTATTGGATGCCTTGATTAATAGAACCTGCGCCCTTATTCGCACCTAACACATTAACGCCATAGAGTCTTAGTTCGTCAATTGACTTTGGCTCTGCACTGTCTGCTATGACAAGCGTGTTAGCTTTTGGAAGGTTGTTAATAACATCTGCGATCTGTTTATTACTTAGCCCCTTCTGGTATAATTGTTCATCGAATATATAACCACCGTTGTAGTGGTAGACATCAATAAGGGCTGTTGGGTCGTTAGAGTATCCAAAGTCCAGCCCACGTCGTTCTAAACGTGCCTCATGTGGTATATCGTCAATGATTTGCCAGTTAGTATAGATCTTACCTTCGACCTCACCCAGTAGTCCGAGACCGTAGACTCTCCACCAGTTCCTATTGTTCCTGCGTGATTCAATGGACTCTACAATGCTCTGCGGCAAACCTTCGTTATCCTTGTAAGTAAGCGTAATGAAGTCTACATCTCTGTTTGGCTGCACTTCCGTATACCACCAAAACTCATTAGTTGGATTCCAGTCAGCCCATATCTCTTCATCGGTACGGACTTCTAGTTGTTCAAAGGTTTCGGCTGGTAGGTTGTTAGCCTCATTCATATACAGACGATTGCGGCGAGGTCCACGTACCTTACTTGGCATGTCAGCTGAGAAGAATTCTATCTTACTCCCTGTCTCAAATGTGTAAGTGAAGTCAGATTTATTCCAGCGATCAGCTTTGAAGTAGTTATGCTCTGTGAGGATTGAAAGAAAGTCTCTCATAGCACCACGCTTCAGGTGAGGCATTGATTCTGACACAATACTGGTCAGCTTCGGTGTCTTATCTGATTGCGCCTTGTCTATGAGGATTTGGAGGATAGAAATAGTTTTACCCGCTGAAGTACCACCAGCCACGCCTTTGATGCGCTTACGTAGCTGTAGAAGTTTATTGGTTGCTGTTGTCGCTACATACATGATATATCACCTATGACAATATTTTTAGCTTCTCTGTTGTATAAGGCTGTATATTCCGTGACCCCCACTACCATCCTATTAGCTCTTTATCTCATTTGTGGTATTTTTTTCTGTGCTTTTACCACCCAAGATAGGTGTTACTTCTTGAACCTTAACGTCTGACTCTGTCTTTTCAATGTATCCGTGCTTGCTTAACATCAACTTTGTGATGACTGCATTGTAGCGTCCAATAAGGCTATTCTGTAGTAGTTTATCCGCTTGAGATGCTCGTAATTTCCTTAAGATGTCGGAAAAGTCTTTGTTTTCTTTTTCCCATTCGTACAATGTGTCCCTGTGGACATCCAAAATAATAGACAACCTCTCAATTGTCGGAAGTAGTGCAGTAGGACTCATCGTATCGTTTTCTCGCACATAAATCTGAGCCAAATCTAATAACTCAGGTGTTAATTTCTTAGGAGCGCCCATTACCATTATTTAAACCATACCTTTAACTTAGTCTTGAGCTGATAGAACCAACTACGATGCAACCAGACTTCTGGTGGAAATATTGAAGTATCAACATTAAGCTTCACACTATTGTGTCGGAATGTTTTAATCTTATTCATTAAAGACTATCATCCTCAGTTAGAATTGCCTTGGTCTTTAGAATTACCTGTTCAGGGTCTTCCTGTTGAATGCCTTGTCGTAATTGGCTTGCTCTGATTGTAAGACTGATAGAGTCACCCATGATTATTCTCCGTTAGATACTTGCATCATATCATAAGGGGAATGGTGTGTCTACTCTAAAATACTTCTACTAATTTCTTTCTCTGTGTATGACTCATTTTCAAAGATAAAAGACATATTGCCTCCCCCAAATAATCTTTGTTCTCAAGACACTTGGCAAGACAAAATTTAATATGATCTGATTCTATATTACCGTCTGATAAATATATATGCAGATTTCCACCAACAATATTATCTGGATGAGAAGCAAATAACTTAACAAGTGGTATTACGTCTGTTGTCTCCAACTTACCTGGTATCACTTAACGTCCTTAATAATCACATCTTTAGGATCATAGGTCGTAACTTCTTTGCCCCAGACTCGTCCGTCTTTGATGCGGGTGATCTTAATATCAGTACGCTTCATGTCGTCACTCATAAAACCTAGTATGATTGGCTCTTTAGGGTACATCTTAGACCTGTTTGATAGTTTTTGGATCATACCTTCACTTAGTTCTTCTGTAAGCTCTATAGGGCGTTTCACGAGGTCTCCTTAATTAGAATTTTGCTGTTACGAGTAAGTATACAGTCCCAATAAATGCTGCTATAAATAATAGTCCGAAAAGGATGAGTCCTACTGCAATTGTTGCTTCTGCTTTTTCTTGGTTGTTCATGTTGTCTCCTCTGGGTCAAATAAGCTTATGTGGATAATGCCTAGGCGATTGTAGCGTTCATAGCTAAGGTTAAATATCTCTGGGTCAGCTGAACGTAGGTAAGTACCGTAGGGACGTTTAGAAGCCTTCTGTTGGCTATTGTTTCCGTGAACTTGTTGATTAAGTCCTTGGTCTTCGTTGAGTAACTGCTCAAATTTTTTCTTGTTCATAGCTTCAATATACCATAAGCGAACTTACGAGTCAATAGTCTGATGCGGACAACTTGAATCCGAGTGGGTCACTGTCTTACATAGCTGGCAATAGAATGTCATTCTGATCTACTACCATCAGGTGTAACAATAGTAAACGCTGCGATAATCATCATGAAACTTCCCGCTATTGGGTGGTTGTTGATAAACAGGAATACTGAACATGCTGCAAGTCCGAGTGTTTGTATGATAGATATGATTAATAGTACGTAAGTTTTATTCATTTCTTATTTCCCCATAAATATTGTCTCTGCTCTTGTCTGACTACATTGCGCCCAACCGTGTAAGCAGGATTAGCTAGGTCAATTATTGTTTCATGTTCACCAATTATGTATTTTTCTACTGCTCGCTTGATAGTGTGCTTTAGATTAGATCTCAAAACACTTGATTTTACGTGCTCATATCCAAGATACCCATACAACTCATCAATAGCGATGTCTAGCTCTTTATCAAAGTCTGTAACTTCACTCATTACTTCCCCTTCACAATAGTTCTTAGTTCAGAAAATACTTGGTTTACAATGCTTACTTCAACGTTTTTCACTGGGTCTATTTTTACGTATTTTTCGTCTTCTCCTATTACATCTATAAATAGAGAGTCAATAGCTTTCTGCGTGTAGGTAATGTTATCTTTTCGTATCGCATCAATATCTTTTCCTCCCTGTAAGCCAGATTGATAGCTGCTCTCTTCAAGCTCTGCCAATATCTTATCTCGTCTGTCTTTATAGGTTTGGTGGTCTATCATGATTGCTCCTCTAATTCTTTGGGTAATTCTAGTAACATCCAGTTAGGTTCACCATATTCCCTATACATATTCTCGACCCATACACGACCTTTTGAGTCAAGCATGACCATTTGATTCTTAACGCCTCTTACAGATAGTTGGACAATTTCTACGTCTGTAGCGTGTTCATAGATGTATTTACTCATGATTTGTTTAGCTCCTTTAATTCTGCAATGCGTTCTATTAAAGTTTGTGCCATGTCTCCAGATTCATCGTATGTCCACAAGACCTTGCCATCTTCATCTATGTCTATACGTTCAAGTTCATTGATACTACTGAGTGTATTTTGTTTCTGAAGAAACCTAGTCAAATCTTCTTGCCTAACTATGTAGGAGTAGGGTTCAATTCCAGAATCTTTATCTGACAAGAACATCCATGTAGCATATTCAGCAGGTGACATGCCGTTTTGTATTGCTCTAGGTTCTCTGCTCTTACTCATTCCGTCTTCCCTTCTTTGTTAAGTTTGGTGAGGTCGACCGTTATAGGATAATTAGGCGCTGGATCGTAACCAGCCTGCATTTTAGCCCTATCTCGAATGGAGTTTTTAATACCCTTGAAGATACCGTCCAGCTTATAACTCCCGTCATCACCTGCGTGATAGTGCATGTCATCTATCTCTTTGATTGTCCATGCAATGCCACGTTTCTCAGCCTCTATTGTTTGTGTATGTGCATAAGCCTCGATACGCTTTCGAAACTCTACTAATCCAATGTTCGGAGATTCTATATAGAGAAGTTCGATTGTATCAGGAGGGTTGTTTTCTGATACACGTTCTGAATCTTGTATCGTTGATGATACATCGGAGTGCTGCGCCCTTAGGTTGTTAGTGGAATGGCTAGGGGGATTCAGTTCTTCCTCAAACACTTTGCGCACCTCGTCTTCTGGTAATGTACTACTCATTTTCAACCTCTTTCAAAAAAGCCTTAATGCCCTTTGTCTTTAAAATATTTCTGTGATAGTCACACAGATACGTAAGAATTGGGTTTGCCCTAGTTCCTTTAGATGAACATTCGCACATAATTCTATTTCTCCCCTTCGTTTAATGATTGGATGCGGTCAGACAGTGTCATAAGCCTATCTTTTCCTAGTTTTGTGATGTGTCGCCATGTCTTGCCAGTTCTGATGTTTCCTATAGCGTTAACAGACATACCGTACTTTTTTGCTATCTCTCCTATGGTATCTCTAGAGGCTAATATTTCTAACACCTGTATGTCCTTAAGTTTGCTGTTCCCGCTGCTTTCACCTCTAGTATTAGACAATCCATTGATAATTGCATGCTCCATGTTCGCAACGTGTGTTGTCCACTCTAGGTTAGACAAGCGATTGTTGGATTTATCACCGTCAATATGGTTAACCTCCATGTTTTCTTTAGCTCCAAGAAATGCGTTTGCGACAAGCCTGTGTACCATTATGTCTTTATATTTTCCGTCTCGTCTTAGAGACACCCTCCTATAACCAAGAGAATCTCGATCTTTCATCACCGCACCATCGGGCAACCTTCCATACAGTGACCGCACTCTTCCTAGTGAACTGACGTCGTATAAAAACTCGTAGCCTAATACAGGCTTCCACCTTTCTTCGCTGTGTACATCAGACATTACTCAACTCCTCGTATACGTTGTCTTTTTTCAGCTAAACGTTTTTCTGCGTCTACAACAATTTTATTACGTAAACTCCACTCTGTAATATGTTCACTAATCGCTTCTTGGTAAGAACGTTTCGCTAATTGCACTTCAATAAGTTCATCACGGTCGCTGTGTACATCATTAGAAGGCATTATTGGCTACACTTTCCATAGTTAAGGCAAAAGCTATCATGAACATGAGGTTTTTCAGCGTCTAGTGGTTTAGGTGAAAGCTCAGCGATACGTTCTTCCACAGTTGCGAGGTGAGAAAAAGGCGGGTTTGGATACCACGAACTAAAGGAAGATACGTGCTTAAGTTCATCAATCCTTGCTGCGTTCTCTCTCTGTGTGATGAGGGTGTTGATAACCTTCATAGCGGCTTTCATAGAAAGTGTGAGGTCATATTCATAGTCACCGTCAATACCCGACAGTATTATATTATCCTTAATCGCACTCTCTAACTGTGTATATATTTCAGATGTCTGGAAATCTTTGCTTTCGATTATAAACATATTACTCACTTCGTATTCCTCGCTTCATTTAGAATATGTTTTACCTCTTTCAGACAATCATTAAAGCCTTCTACACGGTCGTTATAAGCCTCAAGTCCAAATTGATTAACTTTTACCTTCTCTTCTGGTAAAGCCTGTAGGATAGCAGAAACGACATCATCAATCTTACCCTCTTCAAATATACGAGAGTAATTCTTGTCTCCTGCACGTTTCAATAACGCATCTAGGATTGCTTGTCTTAGTTCGTTCATAAAACACTTAACACCTTTCGTTTATACCAATCAACAGTGTTCTTACCGTCATACCACTGAACTTTATAGTTATATCCTTGTGGGTCTTTGCGATACTCAAGAACTTCCCCGTGTATCCCACTAAAATCATGATAAACTCTGCGACCAATCTCTATAATGCTACTCATGTTTACCCCCTATAGATGAGAGCTGAGATTGAAGCTCGGCTAACATATGAGTTGCCCATTCAGTCATGTCCATCCCAAGCTTAGAAGCGCCTACAGCCTGATAAAGTATATTTTCTTGGCTCTCTACTACTAATTGATATAAAGCGTCTACAACCTTTGTCTCTGCGATACCAGCATTACCTTTACGGCAAATGTCTGCTATTTGTTCTCGTAACTCTTGATCTCCTAATATACGTTCAGTCATTATTTTATTTCCTCTGGCAAAAAGGCAACCTCAATGTCAGCAGTTACTTCTTCCCACATATCTGTTCCTGGTACTTGTTGTTGGTATCCTGACATTAGATTGTCCTAACTTTTATATCTTTTTTTACTTCACGAAGTGTACGGTCGTACTCGAATCCAAGGGTAAACTTAATTTCTTTAGTTAGCCTTTTCATTGCCCCACCTTTTATTAATAGCGTCCCTAGAGAGCTTCTTGTGCTGCTCTACGTCCATTGATCCGAAGCCTTTGGTAATACCACGGACTGAGCCACCCTTTTGACCAGCTTTTGAGAAGTGATCAGGGTTTAGTTCCTTTTGCTTACGGGCGCGTTCTTTAGCGGCAATGCTTCGTTTGTTCTTCGTGAACATCGGGTCTAGTCTTTTCTCTGTCATCTTAAATTCTCTCTTTCGGGGTTATTCCCTGGGTTATATTCTTTATTACGTCCATTGGTGCTCTGTACATGATGATTAGCTCGTCTATTGTGAATCCATCGCTAAATAACTGCTTGATCCTCCACTTATGAGTGAAGTGGACTTTGATTCGATTACTCATAAGGTACTTACCTGGTATATGATTTCATTATCGTACTTGTCTCTACCTACTACCTTCAGCGTATCTGCAACTTCCTTCACCATTGGTGTTGCCATGTCGCCGTAGATTAGCCATAGAGTATCCGTTATGTGCCTGATCTCATCTTGCTTTGTATGGTTTAATCTCTCCCAATACTGGATCGGTATTTTACTCATAATGCTTTCATCACCCGTTCACCGTATTCGTTAGTCATTTCTATGTACTGGGTGTATCGTCGGGTGTCTGCTTCTTCTGAATACTTTATTCGTCCATGTTCGTGCAGGAATCTCCTAGCCCTGGAAATCGTCTCAGGGTGTGTAACGCGTGTTAAGTTCCAATACAGGGATTTGGTGTCATCCCAGTTTTCGTAACGCCACACGGCTTCTAAGAGCTTCATCTCATCGTCTTGGACGCCTGGGTTCCCTTCGATCACTGTCAGTACAAGCTCTTGTTTCTTAGTTAAGGGCTTCTTCATCAGCTTTCACACCCGTCTAGGTCTTTAGCTGTCTTAGCCTCATCTTCTTCAATTCTGGCATCTGCACGATCTTTGTCGTCCCTTAGCTCTCTAGCGTCAAGAGTTGCCTGTAGCTGTTCACTTAATGGAAGGATGTTTTCGTTAAAGAAGTTAAGCATTATTTTTGCTCCTTGAAAGTTTCAATCATTTGTTCTTGTGTGACTTTGTCTGCTTCCTGACTCAGTAAACCTATAAGTTCGATCATGTCCCAGATGTTCAAGTTCTTTTTTAAAACATCTAGTGCTTTTTCTGCTTTTGACTGCTTATCCATTACGCCTCCACAATCTTATTGTTACGATAATCCCAGAGCCCATTAGCTTTAGCTTGCTTTTCAAGTTCAGCTTTTGACTTCATTCGAGTGTTAAGACGCTGCGTTAATTCGTAGCGTTGTGTCTGCTCTGGTGTCATAACTTCTTGGATAGCTTGTTCTAATGTCTTCATGTGATACCTTTCTGTTTGTATGTCTCTATAATACCATAAGCGAAAGATAAAAGAAAGACCTTTTTCAAGATCTCTCTAGCCATGATCGCCATATCTGTTCTAGTGTCATTCTCTTTCTACCGACCACCTTTAAGCGGTATATCATTAAGTCCATGTGGGCTTCATCTAACCAACTCATGACTCCTTCACCTTCCTGGCAATAAGCTCGTATTTGCCAACACATTTGATACGCCGCTCGTCACCCTGAATCTCAAACTTTGTTTTATCTTTGGTTTTACTACGAAGAATAATATCCATTAGCAAGTCGTTAATAGCACTTTTCTTTTCTAGTTCTAGTCTTCGCTTAGAAATCCACATAGCTCTTCTCCTATACTTTGTTATTGAAATGATAGTGGCGCATACAACTTGTACAGGGTAGGACTCAAGTTATTGCGTTCGCCAGTGGTAGCTACATAGCGTATCCATGCACCACTACGACTTCAATACTGTTAATAATCTTGGAGCTAGGGATGATTACACCTCACATCTCACGACCCATAGTAAATGGTTAACTACTCTCGTGCGTGTTAGCTTGTCTCACACCCTAGCTTTGTATCTATATAGACATGGTCTTCTATTGGACTTGGCTCGAAAGCCTCGTGAAGCGGCAGATTACTCTTTTCGCTACCCTTCTATACAGATGGTTTGTTGCCAACGGATTTTCCCTTTCGGGACACGATTTCTCGGACTCACCGTTACGGTCTCTAGCTCCTGTAGGGGAGCATCTCGGGCAACTTAATAATTAAAAGTACTTATCTTCTGCGTCTTTGCGGGCTTTTGCGGCGTCTTTCTTGTCTAGGAATAAGCCTAGTCGTATTAATTTACCCTCAACCTTTATAGACGCAAGCCATTTTTTATTTGCCTTTATCCAATATACTCCCTTGTACCCAGAGGTATTTGTTGAATACATCCTTTGATTGTTCATCTGTGTCTTTTTGTCTGCCCAACGACAGTTTGAAGGTTCATAGTCTCCATTGTTATCAATTCTGTCTAGTGTGTGCTTAGGGGATGGTCTAGGTCCAACATCTTCCATAAATTTTTTAAAGCCCTCATTCCCCAACCATCTATCGCATACTTTAATCCCACGACCGCCGTAATACTCATAGTGATAACGACCAGGAGAGTAACACCGTTTTACCATCATATCGTAAGTATTACGTCCTAGCCTACGACGATGCATCTGACATAAACCAACCGCTTTAACATGATATATACGGCAGTCCTTCACAATACATCTAGTCGTTGTCATTATCTATTACTTCTTTCTAACCTCTATCCGATACGTAGTCTTGTGCAACTTGTACCTGATAATCGCATTGGGGCTCTCCGCACGTCTCTACACCTTCGTATTCGCCAGTAACACTGTAGAGGTGACAAACTGAACATAGTTTAACGTTGTGCTTCTTGGCGTATTCTTTTGCAAGTTTTAATTGGTCGATTATTTCCATACTGTCTCTCCTTCTATATTAAGGGGTTAGTTACTCTTTGGTGGAAATGCACAACTATCAGAGAATCCGCGTATATAGATTCCACCTGCATGTTCACACTTCTCTTGTTGCGTCTCTCCCTTATAAACTTTTATTGTTCCCGTTGCAAAACCAGTAATTATTATCCCAGCAAATAACAAGACGACTAATACTGCTGTGACTATCAAAAACCTGTTCCCTGATTCATCTTCCATCTTATCTCCTCTTACTAAATATTGTTATTAACGGTAAGCTTATTTTAAGTCAGACCTAACCATACAAGATATACTTGTGCTCCGATTAGCAGTTATCGTGTTTGCATAGGCAACATAGCATCTGTAGTCTCTATCGGTGAATGTATCAACCGTATATTCTCCAGTCTTGAATACTTTTTCTGCACCTGATGCATAGACTGCTAACGGTATAGCAGCTATTGCAATGATTACCACTGCTCCTATAACTAACTTCTTTTTCATATTCTCTCCTTTATTGTTATTAACCTTATAAGCAGGTGGATGCCCCATAAGCATTTCCTGCGTTGATGCATCATGGCAGAGCTTTAGGCTTTCGCCCGAACTTATGGGGACACAACTATCTATAAATCTTTGTACTCTAATTCAGTCAGTGCATGGCTGCTAGTGACGCGGAGTTTATTCTAAATGAATCATATACTCTCTCTTGCAGCCCGATTCGCAGGTTGCTCGCCACTAGCTGACTATATAAGCTCTCGGCGGAATGCGCTGATGAATGGCTTTCGCCCATATATAGCCATGTTGAACATATAAGCATTCACGTTCGATTACGGGTTTCCACCGTCAAAGGTTGACTACTTCTTATATGTCCATGTACTGACTGAATTAGTTATTGTTAAGCTGTATGAGACAGGGCTACAACACTAGGCACTGAATGTTGACGACAGTCGTGTTGCTCCCTGACTACTACGCTTAACTATTTAAAGGTACTATTTACATTCCCAATATCGCTGTAAACCATCTCGGAACATCTGTGCTGTTACATTCGCATTAGCTTCTGCATCGAACACGCTTGCTCCTGGGTATCCGTACTTGGTTGCACGAGCGTCCCAATAGTTCGTCAGGTGTTGGAATAGTCCCGAAGGAAAATCTTTGCCGTTCTCACTATAGCTATAGTTTACTCTCATATTGTCCAAAGAACTTTCACACTTTGCAATCGTAACAAAATAGTCCTCGCTGATACCATACTTGTTAGCTGCATTGCGCACTATCTCTTCGTTTGTTAATGGCGCTGTAGGTTTGTTTAAAGGCTCTACAGCGGCTTTTGGTTCGATAGTCGGTTCAATTACCGTCTTAACTTCTAAACTAGGTGACGGTAAATCTAGTTCTTTGTTTTTGACACTGACTCTACAGCTTGTACTGCGGACATCTGAGTCTTAACTTCGCCACGGACTTCGTTTGAAAAGTCGCTCCGATTTATCCAACCAACTACGAATCCGCCAATGAATACTGCGACAATAAGTAGAACGTATAGGATTGTCTTAACTTTAACAGTTGCTTCTTGTTTAATTTCTTTGATCTGTGCTTCTTTTGATTTGCCCATTTTGTTTCCTTTGTTTATTAGGTTGTAACCTTGAGCAGTCGATCTGTCTATGACGAGATGCTACTTGAGTGCTGCTCTTGGTTTCGTTGATCGCCTTTCCTTTGGCGTACTCTCAATATAGCATACCATAAGCGAATCGTCAATACTCTGCAATGAGTTTCTTGTACTTTTCGATCATTTCTTTTATTTCAACAGTAGTAATCTTAACACCTGAATTTGCACGCCTCTTTAGCTCTTCCAGCTTTTCCACGCCGTATGTGTTAATCATCCATAACGAATACTCAACGTAATTTCCCTTGCGCATCACATTGCACGCGTAACATTGGGGTGCACAGTTATCTTCGCTCCACCTCGTAGGTAGGTGACCACGGCTCATGTAATGTCCGTTCTGTTGTTCTTGCCACCTTTTTACTGCTCCACATGTTACACAGGCTGTCATGCCGTCTGTAGCGTATTTCTGGCGTATAAAAATACTGAATACTCGGTCTAGTTCTTTAACGTACCACGATCGAGTCTTTGTTTTCTTCTTAATTGGTTTGGCTTTAATAATAGGTTTGACCCATGCTTTATCTTTCGTAAGCTTAATTGCACTACGCTTTATAGGTTTACGGTTGTGATATACCGCTGTGTGATCCATAGACTTGCATACTTTGCAGCCGCCTTTCGCCTGGGAGACCATTACGTATAGCTTTCTTCAAGGTGAGCTGCAAATCCTAATACACTTGGCTTAGTCTCATACATAGCACATAGGTCTAGATACGAATATATCTGCTGCTCGATCTCTACTACTATTTCGGATTCACTCATACCACTCCTTAGTTATTTAGTTTGTTATTACTTACTCTGTAGGGGGTCAGACGGCGCTCATGGCAAACTCATCGAATAGTTCTTTAGCTTGCTTATCCTCATTTATGCCCTTTAAGTGTACATATTCTTCAAACTTATCATCGGGCATGATGTAAGCCATCATATAGGCCATTGGGTCTTTCATAAACTCTGACTCCTTCACCACTCCGCCACAAATTGCACCGTTACCTTTATTGCTCATACTATCCCTCTTCTGTTGTGTTAGTCTCACGAACAAGACCTTTATATTTCATATATTGTGCAATTCCACTCATGAGGTAAAGTTCAAGTACGGCATCTTTTATGTACCAGAGGCTACTTTGTGGGATTCTTAACTCTTCTACCCCATCTTCTTTTGCTACAAAGCACCACTCAGCACCATAGTCACCTTGTATAATCATTTCGTAACCGTAATAAAACTCTAGGTTTCCCACTCGCATACCTATGTAGTCACTAGCTAAATAGTATTCAAAACTATTAGTGTTCTGAAAGTTCTCTTTTAATATACGTTCCGCCTTGCGCTTAGATTGATAATCATCCATTTTGCGCTTTTCAAGATAGTTCTGAATTTCCCATACACTCATTTCGGCGATGTCTTTACTCATTACTTATTATCCAATCCGTTAGTACGTTGCTGTATGTATATTTCTTGTACTGATGAAGTTAATCCGTTTTGTTTAGTTTCCCATACGATTTCAAACTTTTCTGGATCACCGCCTGCTTTCTCTACCACCTTTATCATCTCAACTACGTAAGCATATACAGCAGAGTCTAGTTTATTTACCATCTGTCGCATCATTTCTTCACGAGCTTTAATTATGTTCATTATCCTTTCGCTCCTATGTCATCAGGAAAGTCATAAGGTACCTCATTATCAAGTGCATCTGCTACTAAGTTCGCATCATCAATTGAGTCAATAGTTTCCTTTTTAAGCACGCCTTTAATAAAAGCTTTCATTTGGTCTGGTCGACTGTAGTCTTGTTTAATCATTTGGTCTTTGATTTGAGACTTAGCTTTTGTTAGTGGATCTCCTTCGCCCATGGGACTCGCCCCTTCTTTGCTCTCAGCTGTACGGTCACGGATTTCCTTGGTTGCTTTAGGCTTCTGACGTTGTGCTGTGTGCTCATCGGTATCAGGGTCTTTAGTGTCATCAATATTAAACATACCGTTAAGGGCGTATTTTCGAGCGTAAGAACTTGCTGCGCCTGTGATCTGTGCGTCATCCATACCTTTTTTATCCTCTGCTTCACGAGCATAAGCTGTAACTGAGATAGGCTGTGCGTCATTATTCATTAGGTCAAACACAGTAACAGTCGCTTCAATATAGTTCTTTTCTCCTACCTGAAGAACCTTGTCGCTAAGTGTCATAGCTAGTTCATTGTCTTTTAGGATAGGTTTAACTGCTTCTAAGATGTCCTCTGCACTTCGGTAGTTATAATTACCAAATGTATTTCTATTCCCTTTAGGAGCCTTTAGATTTGCCTGTACAGCTGATAGTGCTTTGTATGTACTTCTCATTGTTTCGATTCCTTTACTTTTATGAATATCTCGTTTAAGTCTTTTGATACTTCTTCTTCAGTGAATAGACCAGCATCAACAAGTGGTTGTGCTATTTCTTTAAATATCTGTTCAAAGCTTTTCATGTTATACCTGTGGATAGATCGAATATGTATATCCATCAACTGTTCCTAATGGAAACTCGCTATTAATAAATGTAACGTTAATTTTCATCATAACCTTTCCGTTTGTTATGTTCTCATTGTACCATACCATAAGCGAAGATACAACTAGCTTATTGAATATTATTCCTATATTTGGTATAGTAAAAGTGCTTGAGGCAACATTTCTTAATATATAATCACCTATATATTTTCATTGATAATACCTTTCTGGTCTCAAGTAAGACAAGATCCTTCGGGGTCTTTTTCTTTACATTTATTCCGCTTGTGGTATGATCTAACCATAAAGGCTACCATAATCGCCTCTTGTACTTTACGCGGACTTAATACCTCCCTATTCATAACACAAAGATTAAGATGCTAGATTGCTACACGCTTCCTGGCATCTTTTATTGCAATCCATTATATGGTGGAGCATAATATGGTTAGTACTTTTACATTCCCAGCCAAGTTAAGTTAGGAGAAAAAGTCATGTCAGATAAACCAGTAAACAATCAAGATCCGAGCACAGGTCATACAAAAGATACCTATGATGATACAGCGGTATATTTATCAAGCGAGTTAAGAAGTAATGCCAACCATACAATAGGTTCAATCCTAACAGTGCTAGAGGCTGTTATGACTGACACAAAACAATTAGAGGCTACGAAGTCACTAATTCGTAAAGAGTTGTTCTTAATGGTCGATAGGAACCAAGGGCGTGTATACGAGCGAGCTAATATGCAGCGTAGTGGATTAACACCAAAAGCATACATTGAGTTTAAAGATCAAAACGGTGAGTATGAGGCTCACTCTATTCAACAATAAATAATCCCTTGGCTGGGGTTGTAATGGTATAATAAGAATTACTCTGCATGAGTGTACATGTCATCACACCGTTTAATGTGCGGGAAGTGATCGTATTAAGAGCCTTTAATTAGGTTCTTTCTATTTATGATATACTCTAACTACATAAGAAACGTACATGATGACTGGTAAAGCGAAGTCATAAGAGGCGAGAGTTGGTATTTATTTACCCTAGAACTCCCAGCCTCTTTTTATATTGTAAGTACTAACGGAATAGAGTACGATAGTAACAACCGAAATGACCTTCTAATGCAGAAAAGTCAGAGTAAGGGGTAAACTTGAACAAAGAAAAACCCACCTATTACAGTGGGCTGACCTTCTAATGCTATTTAAATTATAGCATAACCGTTTGATTTGCAAATACTATTTATTGGGTTGTTTGTGAGCCAACCAGAAAATAAAACCACACTTAGGGTTATAGGCTTTAAGAACTCCCGCTCTGACTGCCCTGTCAACGGGGACTCTAATAAGCCTATAACGGTAGACTCTTACTTCTCTATCAAGGGACAATCAAAGGATACGACTATAGCTAGTTAAGTATCGGGTTCAGAAGTAACAGTAGTAAATAGCCAATCAATGCGTTGTTGCTCGCTTTAGAGGGACAGAGGGTTCTATGGGTGTTATAATTAACCCGTACATAAAACACCTTTAAGGAGATCATTACATGACATTACTACTTACGTTCATACTTACCTTTGTACTTGGATACACTGGTACACACTACACATTATCAAGCTGGGGCGTTAAGCAGCCCGTTACTATCGCTGTTGGTGTAATTTTAGGTGTATTAGCATCTATCTTTGCAACGTTGGCTGTAGCGCCTCTATTGGCGGTATAGTGGCTGACGAATACTTGTCATAGTAAAATAGTTACGGTGTTAAGTCATCTAACCGCTTGTATAAGTAAAGGACAAAAAAGCCCCGTATTTAGCGGGGTAGTTCTTTTTTGTTGGCAAAAGGTTTCAAATCTTCTTTGACAATATTATTATACCTTAGCTATTTCCATTTCACCAGCTTCATGTCTCATATACAGTTCAAAGGCGATCAAGCCTAATTCAGATTGTACCTGGGCTTTTCGTTCTTTATTAAGGTAGTTGCCACGTATTGCAGCAGACAATTCTTTACCTCGTGTATCCAGACGTTCTAAACTCATCTCGATATAGTTCTCACTCATGCTACAAACGTCCTTTCATTTAACGCTTCTTGCAAGAATGGCTTTTGAAGGTCAATTGCATGTAGGGTTAATTCAGCCATAGATCGCTCTACTGGGTGTGTTTGAGGGTGTTTAGTTCCCTTGTCTATACTTATCTGGAGTAATTCAATATCATGCATGGTATTTCCTATAGGCTGGAAGGTACGTATAACGCGCTGTAACGCATGAAAACCTAAAACTGGTATGATTGGACACTCAGCATGTATTTCGTTGTGTGTGACTCTCTCAATGCGCGGTACAAGACTAGGTGTTTCCCTTAAATAGCGTGATTCTAAACGTGTTGACCAACTCACTCTATCCCACAGTAGGTGATGCTGATCTCGCATTTCAGTCTAAACCATTCCAAGCGGGCATATCCACTGTGCCTAAAGAAAAAAGAACACTCGCACGACGGGCTAGCTCCATCTGTACGAGCGAACGGGCTTCCTGATACTCACCACCTTCAGCTTCCGTAAGAATACGGTTAAGGTCTGATTCTGGTATAGATCGCATGAGTTCCATAGTTAATGAAACTATACGCTTATGCTATTGGTTTATCAAGCTTATTTTAATTCCCTAGTCTCTACAACTAAACTCGCACTGTTTGAATCACCCGCACCTGCTGAACCAATACTTGTCAGAACAGATAGAAGTGCTCCAAGTCCTGAAATACTTAGTATCTGTACATAGTTAAGATCAAGCAATCCAAGTACCCCAGAGGCGATAATAGTTGCTCCTGCTACTTGTGCAAAGGTCTTCACCGCTCTCTCAGCGAGGTCAACCCAGAATGTCTTTGATGTAAATGCGCTCATTATTTAATCCTCCTATAAACTGTTACTTCTTCATATTCGCTAGATTCCTGCGCTTCTAGTTCTTTGATGCGCTCTAAAGCCATAACATAATTATGGTTTAGTGCCCCATAGTTTGCGATCTTATCGTTCTGGACTTTCCATTCTTCACCTTCGCGGAACCTTTTAAGAACTTCACCCGCGTTCTGACCTACGAGTGGTCGCCACACTTGGTCATTCTCTGGTTCACGGTGTAATGTTGCCCTGTATACTTCTTTTGCTCCTTCTCCGTCTAACATAGTGTCTCCTTTTAATCTTAATGCGCCTAAATAACCTTGTGGAAAGAAATCGTTAATTGAAACTTTGAGGCTTCCGTTATAGTTCTGGTTGAGTATTCTTCCTTTGTACCAGATACCATCGTGACCCTCTTTGCCAGTGAAACTACCAGGATCATCGCCCCATACAGCAATATCGCCGTCACGCTCTTTTCCTTTCGGAATACGATCAAATAAAGCAAGAACTTTAGGGTTAGTCCACCAGTCTACAGCATTGCCCCATACCTCTGATTTTATAGCTAGTACAGCCTCGCAATATTGGCGGCAATACGATGCACATTGCCCTTTAAACGTACCTTTATTTCGTTCCATTACAGGTGGTGGCGTCCCGTATGTTCCACCAAGGGTTTGTGCAGCGAATGAATCTAAGTCTAATCCTATAGCCATATAGCTCCTATCTACAAAGCAGTTTAATGCCTAGTAGGTTAATTGTGCAAGTCTGTGCAGGTTCGACAGGCGTTGCTGGTTGAGCGTTTCTGACAGGCTGTGGAGTCGGTTCTCTGAATGGAACTTGAACTGCCTGAGGTATAGGAATACTTATGGTATTAACGACAGTTGGGTTTTGTTTACTCTTTAGTTGCCCGTTAAGTTCATCAATCTTCTGGTTTAGTGTAAACAATTGGTTCGCAAAGTCTGGTTTTGTAATCTGAAAGTATTCGCTTTCAACCTGTACCGTAATCTTGCGCATATTGAATAAGTAATACCTCACCTTAACCAAGAGCTTATACTCACCTGGAGGAGTACTAGAGTCTATAGGAAGTTTAATTGGATCAGATGTGCGACAACCAGCATCTTGTAGGGTTTCGTCAGTAGGGTTGCCAGATAGCTCTACGGGATTAATGAGAGTCTTATCTTTAGGTATTAAGAATCGTTCAATCTCTCGAGGCACTCCTTTTCCAACATTTTGACAGTATTCGTTTGTGTACTCAAGAACCCCACCTACTTGCACACCATCATTGACATTAACGTTCTTAAACTTAGCTACATCAAATGGAAATGTAAAGAATAGCACTAGCGAGGCTATGGCGATAATTACAGTGGCACTCAATATTGTTGCAAGATGTTTCCAAAGAAAGTTGATAACTGCTCTTAATATTTTCATTTTATAGTCCCTTTAATAGTTGGGTACAACGTGAAGATTCCGAATATAATCAATGCAATTATACCGATAGCCAGTGCTAATGCTAGTATACCCCCTATTTTACCGAATACGCCATTACCCGTTTTGAGAAAACCTTTGTTAACAAGTACTGTATCTTCCTTAACCTGTTCGATTGTTGGTTTAAATTCAGCACGAACGTCTTTTAGCTTTTGTTCTATTTCATCTCTAATTTCACGCATTTCTCTTTCAAAGTCGGTGATAGTTACAAAAGCAAACTTATCCATGCGTTCAAGGATTGTTTTTTGATTAGTAGCCATATCGCGCTTCATTGTCTTAATGTCGCCCTTAATAAGACCTACATCAAGTTTCAGCTCTTGGATGTCCTCACCCTGTCTAGTTGCCACTTGGACACTCCAGGCGATATTCAGAACATCTGACTAATACATTCCATCCACGCAAATTTGATAGCTTTGTCTCTATATCGTATGTATCAGAATTTACTTGAATCTCTTGGGTTGGTGCATTTTCACCATTGACTCCGTCTTTACCAGGTGTACCCATGAGTGGTACTTCCTTAATAACAGTTTGTGTTGTAACAAAGCTAATAGAGTTTATACCAGCCTTGCCATTATCACCGTCACGATAATCAATACCCTTAACAGGTGTACGACCATCTTTTCCTACGTATACAATAGGCTCTTTTGGGATAGATTGTATCTTGTTTTGTATAGACGCAATTGAATCGTTAGTGTGAAGGTTATTTAGTAGTGATACAAGATTTAATAGAACAAGGAAACCTATAAGCGATATAAGAATCTTGTTCTTCATCTTTAGTTGCCCCATTCAAAAAATGCAGCTGGCATTGAAGGAGAGATCGTATTAGTTGTGATGTTAAATACCAGGTTATTTCCACTAAAGCCCGTGTGTGTACCTTCATAAACAATTGCTCCCGAAGTATCTTTAATTCTAAAAAACTTAGTAGTATTTAGAGCTTCATTCGGTGCAGAATAACTATTTTGATAAGCACCTGTACCGTAAGAATACCCTATAAAATCTTTGTAGAAAGGACTCTTGAGTGTAACCCTACACCAAGTCATGCCAGTCATGCTGACACCCATATTGATAGATTTCGATCCAGTGCCTGATGGTAAACTTGCACTTCCGCCGTCTGATGCCATAGTGTTCTCCTTATAGAGGTATTACTGCTAGAGAACGATCTGCGAAAGTTCCCGTACCAGCGCTTACCTGATATTTTAATGTAAATGTTGTTGCACCAGGAGTTAGTCCTGTAAGCAAATGCGTACGAGATGCTCCAAGGTCTTCGTTACCTGCTGATGTTTTATT